TATTAATGCGTAAAATGATTAGTGGAGTTAAGTCTATTGAATTTGACACTACGTCTAATCAAATATGGAATCGTTGTACTTCTAATACCGTTAATATTCCTAACGGAGTTAAGTATAACGGAAGTAATGTTCAAAGTGATGATGGTTCTGCGTTTGGATATTATTTTGGTAAACATCAGAATCTTATGAATCCTACGTCATTATTTCCTACTGATACTTTAGAACCTAACACGATTTATAAAGTATGTAATTTGAACAGAGATATCTATTCTGCTGTAATTTTTAATGGTATTCAATATCTTCCTGATTATTTTTTTAAGACAGGAACTTCGGTTCTCAATTTTACACTCTTAAATTCAGGCTCTGGAACTAACGTAAAAAAAGTTTTAGCATCTCCCTTGGAAAGTATTGAGATACTTCCATTTGATGATATGGATACTCCAGCAGTTGATTTTCCAAGATATTCTTCTCCTCTGTTTGGTAACACGCAAATGTTATATCACAAGATAGGTGCAAATATTGATAAACCTGTGTTATTCAGTGAAGTGGTGAATGATAAAATTGCATATTATGATAATTGGGCTGTAACTAATGCAGATCAGGAATTTGTAACACTTGCTAATGATACTGAGAATTACTATTATAAGATTCCTGTACTTAAATTTATGCGTGTAGAATTGAATGCTCATTTTAATGCGGATTACGATCAATAATTATGATACGAATAAACTCAATAGGAATTGCTTTAGACACTGGAATTGTTCCACCTGTAAATAGAATTAAAAGTAAAATTTATTCAATTGGAATAACACAAGATTATGGCGTTGTTCCACCTAAAAACTTCTTTCATCCAAACATTTCAAGTATTGGTATAAGCTGTGATAAAGCCGAGGTAGCAACAATGATATATCAAATAATCAGTTGATAATTGTTTTAATACATTATTAAATAATTATTTGATATATGGATTTCTACAAAAAAACTAACGGAAAATGGGTAATTGGTCATTATTCAGGAGTACCATCAGGAACATGCAGTGAATATACCGACCCAAAAACAGGAAATGTGCTAATTCGTGGTAATGGCATTATATATGCAAATAATATTTTACCAACACAATTCAAATGCTAACCCTTTCCATGATTTGGTGCTGTCAAGTATTTCGTATTATGCTAATGGTTTAGTAACTAATATATCTGTGGTACTTAATACTAATGCTGTGGTAAATGGTAATCCGATGCTCAACCCTGCTCAAATTTTATAATGAGCAAATATTATTAAAATTAATGGCTTAAAATTTTAAGCCATTGATTACATATTAAAACGATAATTATAAAATTTTAAAATTAAAGCTATATGGCAGATAACAACAACAAAATTTCAGAAGAGGTCGCAAGAAAGGCATTGCTTGGTGAGGAAAATATAATAGAAGATATCCAAAATTTTTCTAAAAGCAAGCCAAAACCGAAAGCAAATGATGGTATACCAACGTTGCATATACCGATTAAAATTGATGAACTACCTAGTAAAGGGTTCTTCTATCCTAAAGATATTGAGATAAGTGTACGTTCACTTTCAACACCCGAAATAAAACTTTTTTCATCTATGGATGAAGAGAATTTTTTTGATGTTGGTAAGTCTTTTGCCAATGTTCTTAATTCAGGTCTTTTGGTGTCATTACATGGGGAAAAATTGGGTTATCGAGATTTGTCTGAGTACGATAAAATTTACCTATTCCTTATTATACGTGACAGAACCAAAAAATTTGATCAACGGGAAAGCAATTTAACCTCAAAGTCTAAATGCCCATACTGTAATTTTGAGAACGAAAGAATAATAGAGAAACATACTCTTGGGTATTACAACATACAAGATCAATTAATGAAATATTATAATGATCAGGAAAGATGTTTTGTTTTTGAGTCTACAAGATTTGAATCACCGTTAAAAATTTACGTTCCAAGCCTTGGTACTACAGAAATCATTACTGAATATATGAAAGACAAGGAAATAGAAAAACAATCGGGCGATGGTGGATATTACAACACAACCAACTTGAACCTTGTAATGTATTCAACACCAAAATGTGGTCTTATCACTGATTATGAGATACTTGAAAAAATGGTAAGTAACATAACTGAAAAATGGACTTTGGACAAATACAATTTGGCTATTGAGGTTATTGATAGACTGAAAGTTGGAATTAAACCTACTATTAAATACAATTGTCAGGGATGCAGTAGGGAGGTATCTGCACCAATTCGATTTCAAGGATGGAGATTTGCTTTCTCTTCTAACGATATCGTTAACGAATTTTTCTAAAATACAAAATGAGCTGATAATAAATGGTGTGGTGTCATACCAAGATATAACCTTACTACCTTATACAGACGTGATGGATATATTCAAGCTATGGCAAGATAGAGAACAACAAAAGTTTGAACAAGCTGAAAAGGAAAAAGCTGAGCAAGAAAATGGTGATTCAGGTTATAAAAATGACTTCCAATCATATTTACCAAAGGGTATTGACTCTTTCGGAAATCAGATTAACTAAATTAAATGCCGATGATAAATATTTATCATCGGCATTTTGTATATGAGTATATTAATATTGATATGAATATAAAATCAAAAAGCGGTATGGGTAGCATTGATATAAACATAATAAATTCAATAATTTTTGGCATTACCAAAAACTTGTTAAGTAACAAAAAAGGTTTTATAGACTACAGCGAAGAAAAAATCAACAGCCTTTATAATTTATCAATTTTATATGTGCAATTTGATTACTTTGTTAATACCAAAATTAGCAGTTTGGGATTAATTAAGACATATGATGATATAATTGAAAATTCTGCATTTTTAAGTAAGATAAAATTGTTTATAGAAAAAAATTATAATTGTTGTGTAGATGATGATATGTTTGAAAAAGTATTACAAGAGGTTATACTTGCAATAAAATTTGAAATCCAATCAATTAAATAATAACTATATGAATAATAATGCTAATTCACTTTCCGAGGATAATGTTATAAAGTTACAACCTGAGGATAAAACAAAATTAAAGAAATTTCAAAAGGAGAATCCTGAATTAAACGAAAAATTAACACCACCCAACAATGAATCATTGTTGAATTCATCACCAAATGTTAAAGCTACTAACACAAAACAATCAGATGATTCCATGTTTAGTTTTGAGGTATTAAAAGAAATGGGGTTAATTGGAAATATAAAATCTCTCCATAACACAAACCGTGAATATCTTAAAAAGGGTATAACAATATGTAAAGATGGTGATAGCTACGATTTGTTTGATGTAAGAACAATAAATGTAGATATTAACATGATAGCATCTAACCTATCTAAAATATGTCGTTATGCGGGCAATACATCAAAATTTTTTTCGGTTGCCGAGCACTCAGTAGAGGTTTCCAAAGCTTTATTACTTAATTATGGTAACATAAAATTGGCTATGGCGGGTCTTATACATGATGGCTCTGAGGCTTTTTTAAATGATATGTTATATACAGTCAAAAAAGAATTTGACAAAAATTCACCATATTCTAAATTTGAAGAGAATATAGAACGACATTTGTTTGAACACTTTGGTGTTGAGGAATATTTACACAGTCCTATAATTAAACATATTGATGTTCAGACTTGTAATTTAGAATTTGAAACTCTTTTGTCACGTGCACTGTCAGAAAGGATAGATAAAATCACAGGTGGGATTAAAACAATGCAACCTCAAGAGGCTGAAAACGCATTTTTAACTCAATTTTATCTATTGGATTTCTTAGGTAATGAATATGATAGTAAGGAATGTCTTTGTGAATCAGGTAGCCACAAGCCAAAAGAACATATTCAAGCACATTTATAATGTTTTAGTACCACCAAAATGATTTAAGTTGAAGGAAAGTACATCGTCTGCAGTAGAATAAATACAAAGCACCAATATATGACAACTCTTAATAAAGATGGAAGAGTAACAACATCATCAGAAAAACAAATTTATTTATTTGGAATGTTGTTGGATAAAATAAATGGCAGAACAATAAAATGTTCTGCCAATACCAAACAAAGGGTAGACAAATTGTATGATGATTTCCAAAAGGGAAAACTATCATCTGAAACTATCAGGCGGAAAGCTACTACATTATCAAAGGTGTTGTATACTGAGGACTATCGAGAGTTTCATCATTTTTTCGATGGTAAAATAAATACTGTTGAAAATGATTTGCATATGCCTAAAGACAAACATATTAAGCAATATTATTTGATACTACCAAAAGAGGCTAAAGATCATATACTCCAAATATTTTCTCAAGGAATTTTCTCAAGGAATCACGGGGGGCTTTATGAAACAAATCCATTGCCTAAATGTATAAATGTTTGTGTTGTAGAACTTTACATTAAAAAATCTGATTTGATAAAGGTTGAAAGAAATTTATTTGAGCAGAGCCTTTCAGATTCAAATTTACAAGATGGACTGTACTACAAAGATAACATAATTCCAATCAAAAATATAGTAAAAATTCAATATATATAAAATTTTATGATAGAACATGATTATTACCAAAAGATAGAGGAAATATCTGTAAAAGAGTGGAATAATATTTTTAATAATAGTTCTAATTCTATGCAACCGTTGATATTCGGCTATAAATTACAAATTAAAAATGGTGAAATATTATACAAACAACAAAAGGTTAATCTTGTTAACAGGCTTCTAAACAAACATATAGACAAGTTGTATATTGAATCATTACGCATTAAACATATAATTAAAAATACCTTTATGATTTCAGTTGAAGGTAGAATATTTGTTGATAATATTCATAACAATGCAGGCTTTGATGATATGTTGTTGGAATTAGGATATATTCCTATACGTCGCTGTACATTTAATGAGGCTACTTTGAGTACATATCCTGAAATAAAATCATATCTCTATAATTCAACAAATATTCCTTTCAATTCACAATCCGCCATCTTTGGATTCAAGATAATAAACAAAGATAAAAACACCGTGATATCAATTAGAATAAAGGAAAAGGAAAAGGAAAAGTTTGTGGTTAATGATTTATACAAGTATTATTATAATTGTATAACTAATTTCACAGCACAAGAATTCAAAAAATACCCCATAAAATATCATAATAGTTTAGCAAATTTGGATGAAAGGATAATTTGGCTTTCCGTTAAATTATCTTTAAAGATTCTATTATTAGATTCAACATTTAAAGATGAACATTTGAAGCCAATAATAAAACCATTTGAAGGTAACATAAATTACGACAAGTTGCCTGAGATAATAATAACAGATGGGTTGTCTAGTATTTTTATGATCATTATTTCAATTTTATATAATAAAACTATAAAATCGGGATTCTTGGAATCAGACTTGGAACTAACACACAAGAATATACAAGAATTTATTGATGAAAGCTACTGTGAGCATATGTACTTTGTTGATAATTATGAAACATTAAAAAAATTAAGTTAATATGGAAAAAGAAAAATTGGTAGGGCTTAATTACCTACACAGACACACACAAACTGAAAAAATATTAAATGTTGATTCAGAACATGTAATTATTGACCGCAAAGATTGGGAAGAAGTGGTAGAATATTTCCATAACAATCCTGATGAAATCAAAAAATTGACAGAATCAAAATCATTGGAAAATATCAAACCAAAATTCAACAAAGATATCTGTATATAAAATGGCAAAACCTAAAATTATAAAACCTATAAAAATAGAGTTTGAAACGTTCAGGGATGTTACGGGTTATACAGTAAGTCAACTTAAACAACCAGAACCTTGTTGCGTTAATTTTTTAAGCTATAAAAAATATAAAGTTATCATTGAAGAAGTGGAAGAATCTAAAGAGGTTTATATAAAAAGGCTTGATGAATTGTTGGAAAAGGCTACTAATTATAGGACAAAAGATTTAATATTTGACGAGATCAAAAAATTACAAAAGTAACAAATATGTCTATTGAAAATTTTGGTGGTATTTTTAGTACAGAATCGTTTGATTTAGAATTTAAATTCGATAAAGAACTGTTCAATAAAAAGGTGGTTAATGTATTACAGAAAATATTGGATAAAAAATTCGGTCAGGGATACCAAAAATCAAAAATTATACCCGCCTCCAAAGGGTACAATTTCGCATGTCCTATATGTGGTGATTCTCATACATCTACATCAACAAAACGTGGTCACCTGTATTTGAATACTTATTCGTTTAAATGTTACAACGACCATGTTGGTGGAAGTGGATTTATGTCATTGGGTTCGTTTATTAAGTTTTTCAATATGCAAGGTGAATTTTCAGAAGAGGAGATTTACTATGTTGACAAAAAATTTGAGGAATTAATAAAGACATATAAAGACAACTCAGGTAGTACTTTACAAACTATTCAGATGAATGGTATATCTAAAAAGGATTTAGATAACATTTATCAATATATAAAATTGCCTGAAATTAATGAGTATGCTTTCCCAAGAGAGGAAATAATGAAAGCAATGAGGTTGTCTGAAATTGGTAGGTCTTCAAAAGGATTTGAATATTTAGCCAATAGACAAGTTATAACTCAAAAAAATCAATCAACAGCCGAATTTTTGTATAATGATTATTATGATGATCTTTATGTCCTAAATCTTGCATCTGATAAAAAGAATATTATAGGAATGCAAATAAGACATTGCTCCCCAAAGGCAAATCCAAAAAGAAGATTTGATAGTTATGTTTGGTCTGACATTTGGAATAAAGTGTTCAAATGTCCTCAATCAGAGGAATTGTGCCAAAAATTTGATAAACAATCAATGACTTGGAGATTAATGTTTGTGGATTATACAAAGCCTATATATCATTTAGAGGGTGCTATAGATGCTTATTTCCTACCTAATTCAATAGCATCTTTGGGACTTAGCAATACAATAGAAAATAAACAATGTCTATATATTACTGATAACGATAAAGCGGGTAGAACTAAAGCTATAGACTTACTTGAAAAAGGATTTATGGTTTTTAAATGGAAAGAGTATATTGAGGAAATGGAATCTCAAAGATTTTGTGGTATTAGGGATTGTAAAGATATAAACGATATTGTTAAAAAATTTCCTCAAATAAAATTTGATGCTATAAACAAGCATTTTACCAATAACGAACTTGATGCAATATTCCTTTAATCTTTATTTAAAATCTGTAATAAATTCTTTCTTAATAATTTACCATCTTTAATCCAATCTGACTCCCATATAACTAATGTTTGGAATTCACTGTTAGGGTTTACCTGTAATATGTAGTTATCGTTATTTTCCCAAATTGATTCTGCCGTCAAACCATTTATAACGTCTATTGGGTTATAAATTTTGGGGTTGGCATTTACTTTATCTAAAAAATAAACTATTATAAATTCATTATTAACTATAATAGATTTGTTATCCAACAATTGTATATTTTTATCATCAAATTTTGATTTCAAAAATCTATGAATCATTGTAAATATCAATTTGTTTTTTGTATCTGCAGGATTACACAATGTACATATCACTTTTCCTCTTCTTTTCCTAGTTCTGTAACTTTCAACAGAAATAATAAATTCTGATTGACAGAGATTACAAAAACATTTGTAATCAAACTTGGTATGCTTATTTAAAATAGTCATATCAGGTAATTTCCTATATGGTGAAATACAATTTATATTATTACATACAGTTGAATACCCATACAAGCCGTTTTTATTGTGATAATTTAACGGTTTACCGCATATTTTACATGAAACATAATCAAAACTGTTGTTGCTTATATGGTACACTCTCTGAGATAAAGATATGTCATCATACTTTAGGTTCAGAAAAGATGTCAAATTTAATATTTCTTTATATTCTTTTTTCTCAACAATTATTCTTTTTGCTACAAATTTTGATCTCTTGTACCAATCTACAAGATATTGATTTTTGTTTTCTGACATATATAGTAACTAATTAATTTTACAATTTTATACATTCGTATGCTTAGAAGTGTCAATTTGATATAAATTATGTCAGTTTGTCATAATGTCAGTTTATTATAAATTATGTCAGTTTGACAGTTAAATTATTAAAAGATGTTAAAATTATGCTTTTTGTGTTAAGGTTTGTTAAAAATTATACGAACTGACATATATAATAATAAATTTGGCACGATTTTTGTAGTAATTTAGGAAATAATTTAAAAAATAGAAATTATGAAAACAATTAAAGACCTTAAAAAATCCGATAAATTCAGTTTTAATAGTACAGTTTATACAGTTTCTAGAAAATGGATTAATGGTTTATCATCATTAATAGCATATGATAATATGAACGAAAGGTCTGATTTTTATTATGAGGGCTTGGAGGTTGAGGATGTGTCACCAACTGTCACCAAAATCTGACAATACATCATTATTACTATTATAAAGGTACTGAATAATTCAAAAAATAGAAATTATGGCTGATTTCAAAGCAAGTAAAGATCAACAAGACGTTTTCAATTATATAACTGATTCAAAAGGAAATGCACTCATTCAAGCTGTTGCAGGTTCAGGTAAAACTACAACTATAGTTAAAGCATTGGATTTAATACCAATTGGCAAGAAGATTGTTTTCATGGCATTCAATAACAGTATAGTTAAAGAAATCAAGAAGAAAGTAGATGAACGCATACATGTAACCACATTACATTCTTTCGGTGCTAGAGCCTATGGAAAAGTATATAAATACGAACTTGATGAACTTAAATATTTGAAATTGCTTAATGGAATATTTGCCAAACTAGATGGCGATGACTCAATTATCAAGATGTTTAATTATAACAAACAAGACCTACCTTTGTTCAATAATTTCGTTATTGAGGATGAAATCAAGAACAGCAATTTTGAAAGTTATAAATCAAACATTTTAAAACTTGCTGATCTAGGCAGAGTTAATTTCATAGATATTAAAAACAAAGAAAAGGCTATTGAATCGTTAAACGCAATTGTAGACAAATATGGAATTGAAATTATAAATGGTGAGGTTGAGAAGGCGTTTTATTTAATAGTAATAGGTGCAAAAATAACCGATAAAATTGATTTCACAGACCAATTATTCTTACCCGTTCTTTATGATTTAGAAACTTTTAAATTTGATTTTGTATTTGTTGACGAGTGTCAAGATTTGAATACATGTCAAAGATTGCTTATGTTGAAATCCAAAAAACAATATGGTAGATTTATTGCTGTTGGTGATAAAAATCAAGCCATATATGGGTTTGCGGGTGCTGATATAGATAGTTATAATGAATTAGCTAAATTACCATTTACAAAAATATTACCCTTATCTTGCTGTTATCGTTGTGGTAAAAATATAATCAAGAAGGCTCAAAAAATAGTTCCTCAAATACAAGCGTTTGAGGGTGCTAAAGATGGAGAGGTTAAGTATGATGGGAAAATAAGTGATATAAAAAGTGGTGATATGGTTTTATGCCGTTGCGTTTTTCCACTTGTTAAGCTTTGTATGAAATTTTTATCAAAGGGTATTAAGGCTAATTTAATGGGTTCTGACATTTCGGGTCAACTTACTAACTTGATTAAGAATCAGGAACGCAAAAGGGAAGAATTTACAATTCAAAATGTGATAAACAGGTTGAATATGGAGCTTAACAAAATTCTAAGCAAAACAGTGGCAAAACATAGAATATCAGAGAATCAAGCAAAAGCAACAAGCATATATACAACATATGCTGAAAAAATATTGGTAATCCAAGAAATAGCGGGTTCTGAAACAGATGCAAAGAAAGTAATAATCAAAATAAATTCCATCTTTACAAATGATGATAAAAATGATGGTATTATACTTTCATCCGCTCATAAATCCAAGGGGCTAGAGGCTGATAGAGTATTTTTAATCAACAACGATAAAATGCCTCTTTCATTCCCAAACATGAAAGATTGGGAAATGGAACAGGAAAAAAACCTTGAATATGTAGCCATAACAAGAGCCAAATCATTGCTTAGTTATGTACCATTAGAGGAATTTGATGCATACAATGATGCTGAGATAGTTATAGATAACAATAAACCAAGTGAAATCGAACCTAAACATATCGGCAAAATAGGTGATATTGTAAACTTAGTAGGTAAAATAACTGAAATACATGAGGCAATAAGCTCATTTGGCACAAACACTGTTTACACAATTGAGGATGAACATGGAAACATATTCGAAAAATGGGGTATTATAAATAAAAGATTTGTTGACTGTAAAACAGAGGCTGTAGAGGGTAGCATGATTTCATTTTCGTGTGAAATACGTGCACATAAAGAGTTCAAAGGTGAAAAAAGAAATCAAATTACCAATGTCAAATAAACGACATGACAGGCTGTCAATTTGGCAGCCTGTCAATTTGGCAGCCTGTCATGCTTGTTGTAAATTATGTCATTTTGACAGTTAAATTATTAAAAGATGTTAAAGCTTTGTTTTTGTAGTTAAAGTTTGTTAAAAATTATACGAATTGACATATATAATAACAAATTTGGCACGATTTTTGCAGTATAATTTCTTGAAAACAATTAAGTATTATTAATTATAATTTAAAAAATGGAAATTATGTTACACGAAAAATTTTATCTAAACTTAATCAGCAAGTCACAAATCACAAGTGCAAATGCTATTTTCTTTAACAAAGCTATGGGAACTTTTTTAGTTGCCAAGTCAGGAATCAAAAACAACAGCTTACAGCCTGTTGTAATTACAGCCAATGGTACTATACCCGAAAACGGTGAATATTCAGATGGTTTTGTTGAATCAACCGATCAATTGGGGGAATATGTAGAATTAATGAATTCTAGCAACAGCGACTTGAATGGTGACCTACTTTATGTCATTGATAACGGAAAGGGGTCATTACTTGTTGATTTTAGCAATGCTAATGGCGTAGATACAAAATCTGGTGGTTTGATACAATCTATTGATTTGGCTAGCGGTAGTGATTATTCGGTTACCAATGAAATCGTAATTACACCAAAATCTAAAGTAGGAACAAAACTTGATGTTGTTCCTAATGATTTCATTAAAGAGGTTATTGACGAAAAACCTAAAGCAGAAACAAAGCTTAAAACAAAGGTTGTTAAAACAGCAGTGGCTATCGGTACTATTGCAAATCTTTCAAAACTTGAAGAAACTGTGTTAGCCAAATGTATGGATGTTGCGGGGGAAGGTGCAATGAACGCAAACCACACAGGTTTTTCTTTCAGAGTTTGTGAAGGTAACTTATCAATGGCGGGTGCTTTTTCAACTCTGCAACGTAAAGGATATATTGAAACATTCGTTGACAAGTTGGATAAACGTAAGGAAAAATTTTTCAGAATTATCAGGGATAAAGATGGAAAACTTTTGTAGTTGACAAGTGAAAAAAATCGTTATTATAAAATGTGGGAAAACTTTAAATAGTTTTCCCACATTTTATAAATAATAATATAATTTATAAAACACCAATAAACACAACCTATCATGGAGCAAATTAAAAAATCCGTAATTGATTTACTTAATTTTTTGTCATATGATGAAGAATCAAGATTCCTTCCACAAAGTCAAAGCCTTTACTATAAAAAAATAGGAAAAGCAAGCGTTGAAAAACAATGTGATGAACTTGAAAAAGTTGATTTCACGATTGAATATAACATGAACGGATATTCGTTTGAATATATTACATTTGCAAGGGATAAGGCTAATGTTTCTTTACGTGTTAAATATGATGGTATAGCTATTTTACCAAAAAATGAATTCGGCTTACAGACAATCAAAACTTTCATATATCGTGCTTATACTCTAATAAACGATGGAAAATTAAATATAAATGTTTTACCTGTTTTGCCATCCTCCAAATTAATTGAATTCTTATCGGATAATCATATTGAATATAAAAAGGATGAAAATATTCAAATGGAGGGTGCTGTAATAATTAATATTGCATCGTTACCAATAATGGATATATCATATGAATCAATGGGTGATATAAGTTTCCCAACGTTCACGGCATCAAAATTGGTAAGAATTGAAATGGAATTATTTTGGCTACAATCATTGAGGAAATATTTAAAATCTCTGTCTAGCGTACCTTTAGACACACCTTTTAAGCCTACCGTTGAAGTTGATAATTGGCTTAAAAGCATAGGTATTACATCTTACAGCGGATATTCACAAAAAACAGAGGCTGCAGAATCTGATAATACTAATTCGTATAAAATTAAAACTTTAAAGACAAAGATTTCTTCATTATCTAACATACCAACGGTTGAGGCTGTTAATAAAAAAATTGCATCAGGCAAACCATTAACACCATCTGAAAATATATTGAATGATGCAATTAAATGGTTCAATGAATATGTAGCGGATGAATTAAAACCGATAAAATCTGAAAAAATTTATAAAACAGTTAGACAGGAACTAATATATCAACAAGAAAAGGAAACCGATTCAAATATAAAATTGAAACTTTTCCAAATATCACAAATAGGTTTTTATATATTAACAACAGGGAATTGGTTCGAGGACAAAAAAAGTTTCGAGGACAATACTTTGGAATTTGATTATAATGATAAAAAATTTACTGCAACATTTGAATTATCCGAAGATACTGTAAAATTATAATCATTAAGTACTATTTATTAAATGGGCTTCCAAATATACATATTGGAAGCCCATTATATATTTGCAAGTATAAATAAAATAAAACAAGATATATGATATCTAATCCAATATATGATAATTTTTATGCTGCGTTGTCAAGGAACTTTTTATCAACAGTTCCCGAAATTGAAAAATCATTTGGTAAATATTATGCTAAATTTGATTTTCAATATGCTAGCCTTGTTGATTACATGAATTCAACAATTATGACAGCTAGCCTCCATGGTTTAAAAATAAGTACGAATATTCAATCCAATAACGGTTCTATATCATCGCAATTAGAACAGGGCACTAAAAAAACATTCTCAACGGGTCTTAATGCTAGATCAAACACAGACAAAAGAATAACTATTGAATTCAAAATAATGAATAATTATTTTGGGTATTTTTTAATGAGAAAGCTGTTTGTTCATTTTAATAACTGTTATAACAATAATCCAAATTGGTTTCTTCCCGAAATAAATATGGGGCTTATTGACGATTATGGAAATATTATTTTTACAAATATATATGATGATATTGTATTTGAGTCTATTTCAGAAATGTCATGGAAAAAGAATGATGTAGCCGTACAATACAAGTCTTTTACATGTACATTTGTATATAATAGAAACTCAGAAATTGATTGCTTTGACCCTGAATATGAAGGTCATGATGGGTTAAATTCTAAGTTAAGGAACACGGATTCCAAAAACACATCTTACAAAGGATAAAATGCCAAATAAAGATAGAATATTAAAGAATAGATACACTGAAATAAGTGAAATAATAGACAATTCATACATAGCTGAAATTGTTGATATTGGCAAGCTTTCTGAGGGTAATGGTGCAATAAAACTAAAAATATATGGTTTAACGTCATCTGAAATCGGTGAAATAAAAACAGATGATTTACCTTATGCTTACCCTTTATTACCTCTCTCATTTGGCAGTAAGGATGGCGGTGGTGCATATAGCTCACCAAAAGTAGGAACTAAGGTTAGGGTTATTTTTATGAATGATTTTTATCATCAAAGGTACTTTGCACCCGAAACCTTGACATCAGGATTAAAAAAACTAATTAAAGACAATCCTGATGGTGTACATTCTTTAATGTTTGACGAGGATAATAAAATACAAATACATTATACTAAGAATTCAGGCTTTTTAATAGATTTAAAAGGTGCTGTTATTTCTATTTCTAACGATGCAGACAGAATATATTTCAAAAACAAGGATTCAAGCTCTGAGATAGAAATGCAAGGCTCTCAGATAACTATACTTTCAAAAGACGGAATAGATATAACATGCCAAAATAATTGTACTGTTAACGCACAAACAGTACATATTAATGGTGCTGAAACAAAGGTAGGTGCTAATCCTATATATTCAGCTGTGAACGGAGAACCTATGATGTTACTTTTAAAAGGTTTGGCTACTATAATAAATGCCAAAATGCCGATAGATGTAACAGCTTTACAATTAGTAAATAATTTAGAAAAGAAAATACTTTCATCAACTGTTACAACAACACCATAAAATTTAAAAATCATGCTTAAAAATTATACTGACAAACAAATATTAGACAGGGTAAAGTTATTACCAAGTTTTAAGGGTATACCAAAAGGTTATTGGATTGCAGGATTGAGAAGTTTATCAGATACACCAGATCAATATGATGATAAGGCGTATTTATTCAATGGGGAGCTGTTCGTTATGGTTATGCCAATAACAACCAATCCTGGAGCTTTTGGATTACTTAATTTCTTGACTTTCAATTCAAAAGGTTGTGCTGTAGCATTGGCTGATAATTGGAGTTATAATTGTTGGCATGGTGGATGGCATAAGGGCAAAATGAAGGCACTTACTCAAATTGGTTCTATTGCATATACAAGGGATAATAATAAGAATATGAAATCTGAAAACTATGGTAAAATCTATACTGATATTATTGGATTAAATTTTCATACCTGTTCTTATGAAGGTACTATAGCAAAACTTAAAAATTATTTTGGTAAATTAATTGGTAAATGGTCTGAGGGGTGTCAAGTTGCCTCAATACCTGAAAAATATTATCAATTTATTGCCGAACCTTACAAACAAATATCTGTAACATATTGTTTGCTTAAAGAATTTTAAAATTATAAATCTTTTAAATTAAAAAATCATGCTCAAAAATTGGAAAACATCTTTACTTGGGGCTGCTGTAATAGCAGCGGGGGTTTATGTTTTTGTAACTACCAAGGATTTCACTCAAACAGGTATAGCCATTACAACAGGTATCGCTTTAATGGCTGCCAAGGATGGTAATGTAACAGGTGGAACTATAAAACAATAGTTGTACAAAAATTAATAACAGAAGAGGCTCTAGATTTTATTCTAGAGCCTCTTCTGTTATTAATACACCACAAAAACGGTTTGAATTGAAGGAAAATACCTCGTCTGTAGTACGGTGAACTATTTTAGATTATATGTTATTTCTCGTACGAAAATTTTAGTTTATAAAATTCCTTATTACCATTTTTAGATTCCTTAACATTAAATTGCTTTGATAGCTTTTCCATCATAGATTTATCAACATCCTTTAAATCATTCTTTTTGATAGTCATTTTGAATGAAAAATCATCCATTTCATCAATGAATGATGAATGAGTTTCGGGATAATATTTTTGTAATAGCTGCAACATGCTATTGAGTGTGCATATTCTTACACCCTCTTTATGGTGTATTTGGATATCATTATGATCAATGTCTATCTTGTTGAAATTTCTGTAATTATAAACTATAAGTGATGCCTCATGATATTCATCTATTATTGGGAGCAAATTATATTTTTCTGATATATTGTTTGAACATTTGATAAATCCAAAGTCATTAATTAAAAAATAATAATTCTTGTTATCAATCTTATTGAAGAAATTGAATGCTACCTCAACTGTTTCATAGTCATATAATGATTTTAACATAAGGATGTTATCTGAATCAGTTTGTATATCTGATATTTTTTTGATGCCTATGTATTCAAAATCATTTATATCAAATTGGTATAAATTTACATTGATAAATACGGTATTTTTCATAAAATTATTTTTAATGTTTTTAAATTTATATTTTCCGAAGGTATTATTAATCAAAAAGAAACCCGAAGCCTATAACAGATTTCGGGTTTCAAATTCAACATAACATTAAATTATTACACAGCAATAAAAGACGATGATGTGACGGCTCTTCCTTTGATAGTAATACGGTTGATGAACTTTTTAGCAACACCCGCAAACGTTACAATAGTATCAACAACGGCAGCACCCGCCTCAATAAATGAGTCAGGATTGTTACTTCTGTCAAAGATTAATTCATAAGTATCAATTATCTTATATGTATCCTTCATTGTATTATAATACTTACGAAGGATTGTTGATAATGTTGCCCTCATTGTATCATCATTGAAATCAAATACATAGGGTTCGATAAGATTTGTTGTATCAATTTCAAATGTGATTAAAGAATCTCTAACATTCAAATTGTTAAGAGCTGAAACATATTTCTTGTAAGATGTTTCATTACCATAGATAACTAGCTGACCTGATTTACTTATGATTGGATTTATTCCAAATTCAATCAAAGCTCTATATTCATCGGCTAACATAGGATATTCAGTTCCTTTCACACCATCACCTGAAATGACACCCCTGATAATTCCCGCTGCGGGCTTGTGTTCATCTACAGTTCCGAATTTTCTCATGAAAGCATTGGAAACGAATGCTGCGGGCGGTACTGAATTTGTTGTACCATCTGTATCCTTAACTGTGATATTTGGGAAGAAAAATCCCGCAAAGCTAGCACCATCAACCTCACTAGGTAATGAGTATAGCCAATCAGGATTTTCATCAATGTTACCACCTGCAACTATATAATCAATGTTTATTTCAGGTAGAGGATTAACTGCCGTTGGTGTATTGGTAAACCTTGGATTTGACGATTTTTTGAATTCTTTAATTGTAGGTGCGTTAAGCAAGCCCAAGCATTTTTGTCTACGTTTAAAGAATTGTGTCAAGTAAGATTTACTTCCTATTTCAAGACCGTTGTTGAATGTATCAATAAAATAACGGAAATTTACAAGTTCAGGGTCAACAAGTGCATCACCTATTGATGTATCTGTAAGAGTTTTGTAAATTTTTTGAATCCTCATATTGGATTTATCGGGTAAAGATGATTGCTTAATTTGAAATCCATCCAAACAGAATAAATCAAGCACCGTGGAAACAGAACTAAATTTGTTAAACATTTCTACAGTATTTGTATTGGCTAATACCGAAACAACTATAGTATCAGCACAAGTAACTATGAAGGCATTATTAATTAATGAATCACCAACAATAGTATTCTTGATAGATGTTATTCTTGATAATATAGGGTTTTCTGATGTTCCACCAACCAAATACTTGCCGATAGAAATATTACCTACGGTATTGTCAACAATTACTGAATTGGAGTTAATTTGTGATAAAATTTCAATTCTTGTTGATAAAACCTCTTGTGTTGAAACAAAATTTGCAATACCATCATTGGAGAACGTATTTGCCGATACATCGCTGCTAGCGGGTTTAACCGTCATAGTTAAATCGGTAAAAATATCTATTTTGTAATATTCTCCAAAAATAGCTGTAGTATCAACACCATATGTTTCAGTTGAATATCCCATAATTTCTGTTATCATTATGTAATATTCATCACCATCAAGTAATATTTTATCACCTGTTTTCAAGTACCCTGATTTATAGGCTTTAACAAAATCAGAATCTTTGCCCGCAACAATTGATAAATTATCAGATGTTAATTTGAAAAAGTTAATATTGCTATATATCTTGGATACGGCATCAATATTAACATAGCTTACACTATCAACCTCTAAATCTTTATTGGCGTTACCGAGTTCAATGATTATTTGATTAGTAAATTTAGAAATTTTCCTTACTATAAGTTCCTGAGTTGATGTTGTTACAACACCTGATGTCACCCCATCAGCAGTGGCATTTCCCGAAAAAATATCACCAACTTCCACATATCCTTTGACATTTTCAAAGTTTAAGTAACCCGCTAATACTGTTAAAATTATCTTTTTTGGTAAGTATACAACAGAAACATGTGCAGCTGCAGTGTCAATTGTGATATTGCTTACCTCAAGATTTTCGGCAAATGTATAATTGTTAGTAAGTGCAGCGTTGTAACTCATTACATTAATGGCTGTTTTACCACTGTTGATTAATCTATGACCTACTAAGTCAAGAAATCCTGAATTTTCACCATATTCGAATGAATCAAGTTGTTCTTCATCAATAGCACAAATAGCACCAAGATTTAAAACCGATGAATTTATTTGAGAATCAATAGATAAGTTTGTACCATCTTTGTCAACAAAGTTAGGTATAACAATACCGCTAACTCTGAATTTTGATGCAACTTCATTATCAGCAATAAAGTTTTCTAATTGACCCGCAATAAGTCCATTTTTATCAAAGTACTTGCTGAATGTTGTGTCAACTGATAATGATTCATACTTGTTTGCCGAGTAATCACCAATAACAGCGATTATTTCGATAAAATAATCGGAAATTAAATCTGATGGATTCAGGTAAGCGGGTATAGCCTGATCTTTGTACCAATCACGAACTGAAATATCAAATCTTTTAGCCTCTATTTTTTTGATTATAAAAGATAATTTTTGATTACTCAAATTTACAAGAGAAAGCAACTTTGACTGATCTTGTGATTCACGTGTAGCCAATAAATATTCCTTTGATGGAACAAAGAATCTTTCTTTCTGATAGTAGCTAGCCAAAAGTTTGGTGTTTTTGGTAGAATTATCAGATGCTGAGTCCAACGAAAAGCTCTGATATTGTGCTGTATCGGCATCTGCTACGGGGTTTCCTTCAGGGGTTACCTCATTATTAAGAGGTATAAGGTTCATAGCAAGTATAGCTGATTCTTTCAAGGCTATTTCGGCTGACCTGTGAAAGAAAGAACCTTTTCTTTCAAGAGATTTATCGATATTTCCGAATAATGCTCTGAATGTTTTAGTATCTCCTTTTTCAATATAAAATGGTCTGTTTATATGACCAATTTTTGAAGAACCCACAACCAAACATACTTGTTTGTTGTTTACAGGTTGTGGAGTATCTGACTCATTGTTGATGATAGTCCAAACTCCCGCACCCTGATATTTGTAACGTAAATCACTTAGTGTGATTAATTGGTTTGCCATAATAATAAGGATTAAATGATGATTATTAAATTTTGTTTATTTATTTAACTGTTTATATATATAATAAATTGACATATATAATAATAAATTAAGGATAAATGGATAAAAAAACCCGATAGTAGCTAAACTATCGGGTTTTTAAATTTAAAATAGAATTTCGATTGCTATTAGATCAAATCGTAACCACCATCAACATTACTTTCAACAACGAAAGTCATGTATTGCGATTCAGGTTGTGTACCCGCAACAGCAATTTGGTAACGAGATTTAAGCAACGATTTCTGTGACATCAGACCTTCAACAACAGCCGAAATTTTTTCAGCCAAGATGTAAGGGCAGAAGAAAAGTCCTGGCTTACCTTCCAATGATTTTTTGAAAGTAACGATACGACCATCGTTCAAATCCATCAGACCATCTTCATAAATTTTGATTCCGTTAACGTCACCAACCAAACCAAGGTTATTGTCACCACCAATTATGTTCATATCGGCGGGTGCAGCAGCATAACCTTTTACGTCACGAATTGATGTAGCATTTGTTCCATTCATAACAGATGTATCAGCGATACCGTTACGACCACGATTTTTAACTATACTTGCTGAATAGTACATACGGGAAATAATCCTACGTTGTAATGTCGATAAATTTTCGGCAATAGCACCTGTAGCGGGAAGAACACCCTTAGAGCCTGCGATTGTTTTGGTTGTATCAGAAAGATCAACAAACGAATAATTGTTTGATGTTTCATCTGATGGAGCAATGTAACAGTTAAGCGATTTTCCTGTTACGTTATTAACGTTAACGTGATGTTGCCATCCCGCAGCGAAAATGTAACTCAAAATATGGTTATTCAAAGATTGAGAAAGTGCATCCTGTAAAATGGTATCACCAAATTCCAACATGTCAAAATCATGATCCATTTTGGCATCCTGAATTTGCTCAATAGTGAAATCAACAGTAGCATGGAATGTTCCCGCTGTAAAGTTGTCATTCCACATACGTGCCGAATAGTTGTTAACATTTGCTGTTTCACCAACTTCACGAGAAAGTGGACTAGCTAATGTTTTACCATTGTTACGAGAGGTAGACATTGGGGTAGTACCATCAAATCCCTGACCTGTAAACCCTGATACGAAATTGGTAAATCCGTTAACATAATCAACGGTTGCGGGGTCGTAAGTAAGACCATTAACAGGTGCTACTACAGCATCGATTATTTCGGCAACGGTTTTATCAGCAGAAGCGGGAGCAACGCTAACCAATTGGAAAATAATGTTTCCATTGTAATAATGTTTCCCAACAAATTTTAATGTTACATCACCGAGAACAACTGTATCACCCGCAGCATAAGCTGTTGTAGCAGTACCCGTAGCTTTAACCTGAAATACAGGTAATCGGTTAGTTGTTGAGTCTTTTTTACCGCCAGCATAGATAGGTTCTGCAACAACTACCATAATAGACGATTTGGTCATTGGAAGAGTTGTTAACAAATCAAGACCTGCCGTGGCAGCCGATACATCAACGAATACACCAAATAATTTCTGTAACATTTCAGCAGAACCACGTGAGGTATCAGCTGAATCCAAAGGATTGTTACCAAAGCTAAATGCACCTTTACCAGGAGTATTTGCTGTAGTGGCGGCTTCAAAAACTGACCGAGTATGTGCCATCAAAGCAATAGTTTTGATTTTACTTTCGTTTACTTTCATACCTTTTTCGGCAAAACGTTTTTCCAATTTAGGAGTCCAACGTTCAAAGATTTTTTGTTTTACGTTTGCATTCATGATTATGAATTTAATAAGTTTTAAAAAAATTGTTTATTTGTTTGTTACAGTCCAACCATCCGTTTGATGTAGTCATCATCATAGTCGAAATTAGTTCCCTCAAAAATAGCTACGTTGTTAATACCTTTGTCCAAGTTTAATGATTCCCAAATTGCTTCGAGTTCCAAATTAGATTTTGGGTTTTTAAATGCAACATAAGCTAAAATTTCGTTTTGTGTTTTGGAAGCCAAGGATTCAAAAACATTACTATATTTCTGAGGAATTTCATTTAATACAACACTATTCTTACCTGTTGATCTTATATTCCCCTTAACGGCATTGGCGATTATTTTGTTTATACTATCATCAAGTTTTTCAAAAACTTGCTTTCTTTTGTTAGCAAGCTTCTTACTTTCGTTAATAGTATTACTTTGTTCTGTTTGTAATTGTCCTGTTGCATTTACTGAATTTACTATAGCATTACTATATTCAGTAATGCTATTAAGCCTTACTTGCATTACAGCAATTTGTTCAGACATGCTAGCTATAACAGAGCTTTGACGTTCAACCTGAGTATTAACAGCATTAAATGTTTCAGAAATAACATTCATATATTCTGTTATAGAATTTACCCGTTTTGAAATTATATTTACTTTGTTTAAGCTTGATTTATTAGCCAAATCGACTTTTTGTGCTACAGATTCAATAGTAAGTTGATTTTGACCTTGTATAAAAGATTCAATAGTTTCATCATCATCGCCTTCAACCATATCGTAATCAGTACCATAAAGGTCGTTGAAATTTTGTATTACACCAACTTTATCAGAGGAAGGTGCATCAGATGTTGTAACAAAATTTTCAGCATTTTGTACCTCTTCCGACTCTTTAATGTATTTCGACCTTAAATTTTCATTAACGCTTTTGACCTTATCACAAGGAATAGAGCCAATCAATTTATCACCTTTTGAAACCTCAATAGATTCATTGACTTTCTTAAGTTCAAATTTACCTACAATTACAGATTCATTGATTTTTAATACCTTTTGTGCAGCCTGATTAAACTCTTTAAAGGATATATAGTCCATGCAATTTGTGAGCCCACCCAAGGTTTCATCACTTTCATAAATTCTACGGAATGTTTTATTAAATTTTCTTATTAAAGATTCGTTGACTTGGCTTTGATTCCATTGATGAGAATCATCATTAGATTTATCAGCCTCATAATCTTCCACCATTTTATCTGTAACCTCTTTAGCCGCTTCCTCCTCAGATATTCCATCAGTATCCGCTATTTGCTTGATAAGTTTTTTCTTTGATTCCTCAAATGTATCGGATTTTTTTGCTTCTTCTTTTTCGTTAACTACATCACCCATATCCTGTTCAACAATGTCAATAACTTTGTCAAATACCTCAGCATCATCAAGTATGGCATTTATTCTGTCAACAGTTGTATCTGTGACAGATTTTGCAACATCTTCGATTGGTGCACCTGTTGCATCGACTATTAAAGCAACGATATCTTGTTTATCAAGTGTTTCATCCTCATTTACTTTCAAACGTTTCAAACGCTTGTTAAATTTTGATTCATTTACTTTGAATCTAATTTGTGGTTTCAACGATTTTGATAAAATAATTAACGATTCATTGATTTTGCCAATGGCAAAATCAAATTCTTTTTTACCAACAGTTTCCATAATATTTTGGCTGTTTTTATATTGTTTTGTTTTTTCTTCGTTTGGTGTGAAATCATCAGGTTTTTCCATCAAGTACACCATTGCTTGATTTTCGGTTGGAAAGCACTGTTTTGTATCTTCCTGATATTCGGGAAGATCATTTATACTTGTTAAAGCTACCAACTTATCATTTTTGTAATCATAGACAATATGATAAGCTTCTGTTTTAGCTGTATTTTCAAAAATTTTAACAAATGATGAATGGTTTTCAACAGACTCAAGAACACGCAATAATTTGGCTTGCTTAAATCCTGGCTTGTAAACAATATCAAAAGTATGAATATTATCCAAATGAACCTTACCATCTTTGTCTATTATACCCGATGCCCTAGATGAAATGAAAATAGGCATTTCAGCATCGGCACAAGCTTTTGCATCTTTTCCCAAATGAGTGTCAAGTAATTTAATTCTTATTTTGACTTGTTTTGTTTCTATCTCATACCACAGGGCTAATATGATATGCGAAAGCTCCCTCATTTTAGGTGTGAAAATATCTTTTTCATCATCCTCTGCATCCTCAGGGTGGTCTAAACTTCCCGCCAATGATTTTTGTGCTATTTGTTCAGCTAAAGAACCATTAACAAAGCCTAAATATTCTTCCTCGTCATATTCTCTTCCGTTTCTGTTCCTTTCAGAAAAATCAGCACAGATACCTTCAAATATATAATCATTATACACCCCTGTAGAACTCTCATTTATCCGCTTCATTGCAATTTTGAAGCTTTCAAAGATCATTACATGTTGAGTTGTAGGAGTCATAATTTGTTGTTTTTGTTTTGATTATTTATTACTATGTCCATTTAATAATATATCAAATTATACACGGCTTCCATACCCCAAATTATTAAGTTTCTACATATAGATATTAAATTGAAATATGAAAATAATAATTAAACGGCAATATAAATAATAAAACACTTAACATTATGTGGAATTGCACTGTAATTGAAAACTGTCTGAATCACCAAATCGATAAAATGATGTTCGATTTCGGCAATGGAATCTTGCTAGTAACTGATTGTGAAACAAAAATAACTACAAGATATCACGGAAAAATAACAGTCCGTGAATATATAGATTGTTTTACCTTTAACGATGTAAATTCATTGGTTAAAAGCCTATCAGAGGAAATAATCAAGAAAAAAATGGTATAAAATGGACAAAAATAAAACAAACCTTATAGAGGCATTAAAAAAAGAACGTGAAATATTTAAAAATAACGGTAAAGATACTACAGATCATGATGTAACTATTGAATATTTGGAAACGGGCTTAACTAAAGAAAATCCTGATAAATTTGAATTACTTGATGCAGCAATTAATGATTATAAATGTCTGTGCTCAGATTATCTAAATTAGTAAGAAATAATTATGGATGAAAATTTAGAGGATTTGTTCTTGTGTTATGGTAAATTAACCCGAAAGCAAATCATACATCATACATCTACAGGTACTTACTCCATACCTGTATGCCCTGTGTGTGGTGAAATATTAAAATGGAAAAATGGGAAGTATCAATCATATTGTTCTAAAACTTGCCAATACATATTTTTCAATTCAGAGGAGTATAAGATATCTTTCAAGGAATTATCTATTAAAAAATTTAAGGTAGATAATCCTATGAAAAATGAAATGGTTCAAATATCTCAGCAAATATCAACATTTTCCAAATATCTTTCTAGAAATTATACATCATCTGATGAATATAAATCAGAAATAGAAAAAACAAGGACAAATGCTTTGAAATCAGATGGTTATTTTGAAAAAGGTTATAAATATATTGGATATTTAGGAAAAGGAAAACACAAATACTTTTGCCCTAATTGTGAGGAAACATTTGAAACCAATTTGTATAATAAGCGTAAAAATAAATCAGAAATATGTACCAATTGCAACCCTGTGAGCTATTATAAATTGAAATAATGACAAGAAAGATAATTTATGGAAACTCAGAGGAAGAATTAAAAATCATGCCAAATGACAGTATTGATTTAATAATTACATCCCCACCTTATGCTAACAGAAGAAAAATGGTATATGGCGGTATTAATGAAAATGAATATATAGAATGGTTTAGACCTATTGCCATTGAAATAAAAAGAATATTAAAACCAACAGGCAGCTTCTTTCTCAATATAAAACCACATATAAAAGACGGTGAAAGAAGTTTATATGTGTTCGACCTCATTTTAATGTTAAAACGAGAAATAAATTTTTATTTCGTAGATGAATATTCATGGGTAAAGCAAGCGTTCCCTATTGGAAACCATGGTAGATTTAAAAATGCTTTTGAGCCTGTATATCACTTTACAAAGTCAAGCCCTAATGGCATTACATTCAATCCATTGGCTTGCGGTACTAAAGTAAGTGATGAAACAATAAAAAGAGCAGCTAGGAAAAACTGCAAAAAATCAACCAATGGTGCTGTTATGGCTGTAAATCGTACAAATATGGGTGATTTGGAGCTTGCTAGACCATCTAACATAATTTATGCTTATAATATAACCAACCAATCTAGTAAAAAAATGAATCACAGTGCCGTATTTCCTGAGCAACTGGTGGAATTTTTTATTAAATCATTTAGTAATGAAAATGATTTAGTACTTGATATGTTTGCAGGTAGTGGTACAACAGGTATAGCATGTGATAAATTGAATAGAAATTTTATAATGATTGATAAAGAAGAAGATAATATACATCTTATGGAACATCTTATTAATAAAAAAGATTACATACCAATATTTGTTAGAAACAAGCATAATTTACCTGATAATTTACCTAATCTTATTTATATAGGTAGAGGCTCTGCATTCGGAAATCCATATTCTCAAAAAGAGGACACAAAAGCCGAATTTGTAGTTTCATCAAGAACCGAGGCAATAGAATCTTATAAATTATATTTTAATAACAAATATGAATCAGATTTAATTTTCGCAAGTGAGGTTAATAAATTAATCAATATATATGATTCAGGTGAGGATGTAAATCTTGTTTGTTATTGTAAGCCAAAGGCATGTCATGGTGACTATATAAAGCAATTTATAATATCTCATAGTGGAAAATTAAGCCTATTTTAAATATAAATTTGTATGAGTTGTATAGAATGTGGTAATAAAAAAACTGTACCGAGAAGAAAAATCTGTTATCAATGTAGATACAAGAGGTCAAAAATTTCTCAGCCTATACATCTAGCATATTATTCGTTAAAATATCACGCAAAAGAAAGGAATAAAGAATTTTCATTGACATTTGAACAATTTGAGCAATTCTGTGTTAAGACAAATTATATAAGTAAGAAAGGAATCAAAAAGAATAGCTATCATGTTGACCGCATTATAGAAACAGAAGGATACAATATTGGCAATATACAATTATTAACAAATTCAGATAACATACGGAAGTATATCAAATTTGTAAGAATAAATGAATTTAATAAAAAAGAATTTACAGTTGAAACAGTAAATTATAAAATTGAAATCACAGCACCATTTTAAATATAAAATTAAAAACATTATGGCAGAACAATTGTTTATAAACAGATTTGAACCAAAAGGAATTAATAATTTCGTTATACCACAACGTATTAAAGACCTTTTCATTGATGAAAATAATGATGAAAAAGAATTATCGGGTAATTACCTTTTTTATGGCACTCAGGGTTGTGGTAAATCGTCATTAGCCAAGAAAATTTCAAAAAGCTACAGACACTTATATGTAAATGCTGCCATGTCGGCACGTATTGACTATCTTCGTGATGTAATTGATGAATTTGTAAATGTTCACCAAATTATTGATAGCGATGATATTAAATTCAACAGGAAGATTGTTATACTTGATGAAGTTGGTCAGGTGGTTTCTGATACATTTTGGGAAGGATTAAAAGGATTCATTGATATGTACCAAGAAAACGTGTCGTTTGTGTTTACAACCAATTTTTTTAATAAAGTTCCTGACCCTATTAAATCACGGTGTAACAGCATTAATTTTAATTACTTGGATTCATCAGAGGAGGAAATATGTAAAAGGGGCTACTTATCTAGAATGAAAGGTATAGTAACAAAATTAGGCATTGAGCATGAAAATTCAGATATTATACGGATAGCTGATAAGTTCTTCCCTGATTTCCGTCAAACATTGGTTTACTTACAATCACTTGATAAATCAGGTATTAAATCGCTTTCAGCTCAAACATTACAAAATTTTGAAATGAGGTTTGTTGACGTTTATGAACTGATACTTAATTCTAAATCATCCACACCTGAGGCAATTCATAAGATTATAACACAACAATATGCCGTTATTGCCGATGAAATTATTGCATCAATAGATGAAAAATTTGTTGGTTACATTCTTGAAAAGGATAAAGCCAAATATATGAAATTCATTCCTGACATCATTATATTAACAGCCGATTACTCATTCAAGCAGAAAATGGCTGTGGATGGTGGAATCTGCCTTAAAGCATTAATTTTCTCACTTATTAAACTTATAAATAATTAAACACAAAAATGGCTAAGAACACTGTAGAACCAATCTCATTCAAGGAAGTTGCTAAAGAAATAACCACTAGTTATGGTATGTCAGATGCATTCGCATTAAATATGCAATTACTTTTTGAACGTTGTTTTGACAACGAGGTAAAACAACGAGGATATAGAAGGACATCAAAAGTATCCAATGTTAAAACTGTAAAGGAAATGAAACATATTATTTCTAACAAGGAATATTGTCCACTTCCGATAGAGGTTATTCCAAACAATATGGGCATTGACTTAAATCAGGTTGACACCATAGAATGGGAAAAGCAAATCGATGGTAAGTTAGTTAATCTTACTATTAATTTTATGGCGTAAATTGTGGCAAAACTTAAGGAAACAGATTTATCAAAACCAATATCGAATTATTTTCAATCACTATTTCCCGATTGTGAAATTTTTTACGAGGTAAAGAGTTATGGCTCTCGTAAAATAGATGTGGTGGTTCGCTCAAAGGAACAGTTGATAATATCTGTTGAACTTAAGTTAAGCCTAAATTTAAAAGTTATATATCAAGCACATACCAACACAGAATTTTCTCATTACACCTTTATAGCTATCCCCAAGAAATCTGTAATGAAGATTAAAAAAGATTTCATAATATCAATATGTAGAGCACTAAATATAGGAATTCTTATAATCAGTAATTCGTATAATGAGTTTAAAACAGAATTGTATTTCCACGAAATCATAGAAAAAAATCCAAAGAAAAAATTAAAATTATTAGAGGGTCAAAAAACATTTTCTCAAGGTGGAGAATCGGGTGGGGCTTGTTATACTCAGTTCAAACAAACCTGTGAACATATAATAAAATTCCTCAATACCTGTGAAGGGAAATCATGCGAATTCGATTATCTTATTGATAGTATTGATCATCACTATAAAAACAAAACATCGGCAAAATCCTCGTTAAAGAAGTATATTGCCGATGGTGTAGTAAAGGGTGTTAAGATTGTAGGAAATGAAATAAGTATTATACCTTAATTTGTTTCCATTGTACCATAAAATCATCAGGAATATCAATAGAAATAACCTGCAGCAATACTCTTACTTTTTCCCAAGCAAGCACGTTGTATTCAAGTTTTGTGTGAAAGTCCAAGTCCTTATTAATTTCAATTTCCTCACGAAGTCTTTTAATGTGTTCATCGATTGTTTTGGCTGTTGTTTCAAGGCTTGTAGGATTTAGCATTGTTAAAACTGTTTGAACACAAGCATAAATAGATTGATGATCTTTAAGCTGTTCCTGAGCAATTTCAAGGTTTTGTTGATTTTCATCTGTACTTTCCGCTTCAAATTTTTCAAGTGATAGCTGTACCTGTTTACCACACATTTTGGTATTCCCCGCTATAACTTGGAACATAGCCGCTTTTTCTGATGGGTCGATTAAAAATTTTGACATTTAATTTTAATTTTAAAGATTTGTATAATTGTTTAATAAATTGATAGATTATTAATTCTACTAAATGTTTCTTCTGTACAGCAGAAAACCTCTCTTTTTAATTCTCTATATTCTCTAGCTATTGAATGGTTCTTAGAAAATTCAAAGGCAGCGGGAAAGTCAGGCGATATATTTTCTCCATATTCAGAGTAGAATATATTATAATCGCTGTTGTCTTTCATCCATTGAAAGAATTCATCATAATTAAAACCTATACCATTATAATGAGATTTCTTGGATTTATATGGTATATCACAGTAAATTACTGAATCTTTAACTAGTTTAATATTACGATAATCTTTATTAGAATACTGAATCTTTTTTAAATCATCATTCAGTTCCACATTTTTAACGCCATTGTATTTCTCTATATGCACAAGCCTAAATTTATTAAACCTTTTGATATAAGACCTTTTTAATTCCAAGGTTTTTAAATTAGTTAAATCTTTCAGAATATCAAATTTTTCGGGCATCCATTTTTCAAAGCCATCAAACGTAAAAATATAATCTAAATCCTTTTCATCAATAGTTTCATTTACAACTATATTATGAAAACATTCAGTTAATTTTTCCTTGTCTGTGTGGTATCCATAAGTTAGTAAATCACCACAGTATGAAAATACAGACCTTATTAATCCATCTCTAACAGTTTCATGAGCATCTTTAGATTTAAAAAACTGCTCTCTTGATATAAATTCAGTTATTGCTAATGATGTATAAAATGTTCCATTGAATATACTTTCAACAGTAAGCTGTACATCTTTTTGTATGTCGTTATACAAAACTTTATCAAAGTATTTAGAGGCATAATAGCTCACAGAGCCTGAACCACCAAATAAATCTATGAATACTTCTGAATTTGGAAATCTGTGCTTGAATTCAGAAACAATAAAATCAGCATTTTGCTGCTTACTACCTTTGTATGATAACATTGATTGATTGGCTTATATTATGTCAAAATAATTAGAAAAATAATGTATAATCATACCGAAATCCTCAGCAAATTTTATTTCTTTGGCAGTATTATCACCAATATATTCATCAACATCAATAACAAAAATGCTATCAGACTTAAGTATTTTACATTGATGTACGCTATGTAATGTTTCTATTTCTTCATTAGTCAATATTATATTGTCAGACTTTGAAAACATAGCTAAAGAGTAAACGACATTACCTTCTAATGATAGTTTTTTATTAACTTCTTCAAAAACTGTCTTAAATTTAGTAGAACCACACAAGGTTATATATTCTTGCTGTGGTAAATTTAATTTTGCTCTTAATTGTTGAAACATTATATTTTATTTTTTATTACATTAATGCCTGTATACATTTTTATATACAGGCATTAATGTAATTTTCAATGAGTGATATTAAAATTCCTCTAAATCTTGTATGAATTTACTATATTTTGGTCTATCTTTTTTGTCACAAAAGTATGATATATCATTAAGTCCTTTTACAATTAATATCAAACTTGTATCACCTTTTGGATTAGAAAATTTTAATTCTGATGATATATTGAATATTATTAATTAACATCGCTAACACCGCTAACACCCGATTGATTACCACAATCTTTACAATCTTTACAATCTTTACACGAATAACAATTGGTACAATTGGTACAATTGGTACAACCTCTGTCAGCTAAAGAATATTGACCAAGTTTTTCACAATTAGTACAATTTTTGGAATGGTCAGATTTAATACAATTTTTACAATCATTACAGTGTTGACAATCAGTACAATCAGTACAATTTTTACAAAAATCACAATCTATACAATTAGCACAATCAGAACATTGTATACAATTCACACAGTCTTTGCAATTTGTACTACCTGCCGTATCTATACAATTGGTACAGTTCTTTAACTTCGTACTGATATATGTTGCTTCTCCTTTTTCATATTTGGATTTACTCCATTTATTACCATTATTAGGGTCAACCCAATAATCACCATGTGATTCTAAAATTGTATCATCACTATTTATGTTATAACCTTCAAAAATTTTTAATTTCTTCATATTATTTTATATTTTTATATAATTTATTGTATTCTAGTCATAACGAAATCATAAGTAGTTTCGTTAACACAGGTTATATCGAATATTGGATATTTTTGGTCACCCAAATTATCAATAGTTCCAATAAGTTTAGAATAAGCTTTATTTGAACCCGAAACAGAACCATCGGAATCGGTGTAAATATATATCGCTCTGTTTTGTATATCAACAGGATGATTAAAAACAATACGCATGGTTTGCCCGTTTTTCCATTTTGTTGATAAATCATTTACTTTGATTACCAAATTTGCTTGAGCCGTTTTTTCAATAAAATCATTCTCATGATAAATTAATGTTGATAGAGGTTGTAATACAATTATGTTATTACCACTTAGTTCATTGCCCGTTGAAAAATCAAAATTTTTCTTGATAATATTATTATATTGTTGGGTATTGTTGGTTAATGTTATATTTTGGTCAGTTACTACAGCCGTAATACCCTGCATTCCATTTACAGAAAATAATACATTAACATCAACATCTGTTTTGCCTTGAAGTATTTGAGTGATCTGAGCTTGTTGTTTACCAAGTAAGCCCAATATTGTAGATTCATCAACATTATCAACCAATAATTCATTTTGTTTTTTTAGTATTGCTGAAATGGTTGTTAATAAATTGGAATCAGCTAGCAACCTTTGATATTCTTCATTTTGAGCAATTAATGTTTTTGTGTATGATAACAGTTCCTCATAATTTCTTGATAATAGTTGAATGTTATTTATGGCATCCAAGAACATTGACATTGACAAAGTATTGTAATCGTTTACTGATACCTCTATCTTTTTATCAACAGTATTGGTCGAAACATCAAATTTAAAATTAAGTTTAAGACCATAACCATTACCTGTGTTTCCTAAGAAATTAGATTGTTTTATTTTTTCAAGTGATGTTATCTGAGATATTACATCAACTACAGGTACAATATCGTCAAGAAACAATACACCGAATAAATTTGTTGACCTTATAGTTTCATCATTTGCATCATATACGTCATAATAAAGCAATAAGGTATTAAAATCAAAATTTGCCGCACTTGGTGTATTATTAAACTGTGTAAATGTTGAAATTTGATCTATGTTATCATTATTATAATTTACAACCTCTTGATAATTTTCAATATCAAAATCTATTGAAATGCCATCAAGCCTTGAACGTTTGAATATCACAGCCGTGCTTCCACCACCTCTTGATATAGTATCAGTTGTAGCATCGTTAAATACAGGGTCTGTAATATAAGAATTTACAGCAAACGCCTTTGAACCATACCAAGATGTTGGTTTTGATGTACCGTTAACAACATACGTCAGCCCACCCTCATTAATGTCTATATCATAAACAGCATCAACCGACAAACCTGCAGATGTAGGATTATCATCAATAGTTCTACCTTTTATATATTCGGGGCTTGTAGTAACCTGTATTACAGTATCCTCATTATAATTTTCATCGGATATAGACTTGAAAAGCACGGTAGGTGTATTACCATTTTGAGATGGAATATTTATATAGACCTCGTTGAACTGATTTTCATTTTGTTTAGTGTTAGAACCTTGCATTTCTACATGTCCTATATATTCCACAACTCTTTTGTAAGTGTTAGCGGATGTGTTTTCCTCTAAAAATCTACTGTCGGCAAGAGAAGATACTTTCTTTGTGTTATCAGCATTTTGAAATCTTAAAGCACCAATCTCTTTTAACCATTTAAAGAAGATACGCTCAGATACTGTCCTTAAATTAGCCCTGTTATAGATACTTTGACTTGTAAGATTAGCCTCAAAATTCATGACATAGTTCTGAAAGCTTTCAGAAAAATCAAGCTTATTCTGTGCATTTGGTTCTGTTAATTGAGTATTTAAACCATTCACATAATGACCCTCTATGTTTAGAAAGTTCATAGAATTTTGGGTATTACCACCTAATGTTGGTTGTATTTTGGGTAAGTTTAATAATGCATAATGTGAAAACAAAAACTTGTTAGTATTGCTTTGAGGCATAAATGATGCATTGAGGTCTTCCGATGCTGACGGCATTGTAATAAATACACCCTTTTTAAAAAGTGAGAGAAGTGGAGTAATCATATAAATTATATTTTTAATTATTTAACTCGATGTATAAATACAGAAATGACTGTCATTATAAGCAATGACAGTCATTAAATTAATTACTTTACTGTTGTTGTCTGTGTATATCAGATTCAGAGTATGCTATCAATGTATCTTTACCCATAACAAATACGTAGCAATGGATTCCTTTTACCTCCCATTTTCTGAGTAATTTTAAATTACGCATATTACTTGGGGTTTTTACAATTTTTGGGGTTTCATTCTTTGGTATTGTATATGCATTGGATGAAATGATACCAAAACAACAAACCAAAACAACACCAACGATTATTGCCACCTTAACTGTAGTGCCTATTGTACGCACAATTAACTTTCCATTTTTCATTGTTAATTTTGTTTAATTATTAATTTTTTATATAATTTTTATATTATGATATTGTCTTACGTGTCAAATATCCTTAGATTCTACTCGTATAGTCCTTAATTTTGACATTAATTCTTTATGTTTTCTTCTGTTTTCAATGGCTTCATCTGATTCAACAAATATTGCATTATCGGGTAATAAATTTCTAAAATTTAATGGTATATCACCCTGATGCCAAAGGTTTTTTGTCTGAACAATACGACCATCGTTAAATATGATTTTAAACTGTCTTCCGCCATGACCTTGAAAAAACGTTTCACTACTATCAGGATAAAAAGTATAATGGCTACCATTAACAATGGCTATTTTTTTTGAGTACCCGTTTGTACCATTTCCGTAGCTTTTAACTTTCTCATTCCAAAAATTAATATGAAAACACTTATCACCACACATTACGGGAACTTCATCCCTATAATGAGATTCCTCTATTTCTTTTCCGCAAACTATACATTTTACCATAATATTAAAATATTGATAATTTTTGTTTCTTTTGTATTCTCATAATTTTTATAGGTAATAGTAATTCATCGTGTCCACTAATTGGTTTGCCTATGTACTCATGGCAATAAGAGGTTCTAGAAAGTACTTTTTTCATCATTCTTCTTTTATAAATACTGTTACCATAATCTATATCGCTTCTGTATTTGCCATTCTTACTAGTACCTCTCCAAAGCGGTGATTTATTGCGGTGTTCGCCAAGTGCGGGGTTTATAGTTTTTGTAAATAATCTCCCACCATTATGAACTATTATTCCCGCTGTAAATTCAGAAATTGATTTGCCTATACCCATACCCTGAAAATCAGGAAGTACAACAGTTCTGCTGAGTGCATACCCGTTGGGAAAGTTACCCGTTGGGAAAGTTTTATAAACACATATTCCAACAGGAATGTCATCCCATACAAATACAAGATATCCGAAGCCCTTGTTAGATTCCGAGGTTAGATAATGATGTTTTTTAAAGATTTCCCAAGTATTAGGCTCTGTTCTATAGACTTGCAAGTCAATTTTAGGTCTTCCTTGCCTTCGGCAGTCATGTCTTTTGGACATGCCTCCATTTTGAAGATTAACAGACCAATCAGGTAATAACCATTCTAACACATCATAGTGTACCGATGCAATTATTATCTTTTTGTTTAATTTCCTTACATATTTTTGTATTGCGAATGACATGGACTTTGCAACATATCTATCAACAACCGATGTATATTCGTCAATGAGTATTATCTCACCATCTTTTGATGATGCAATTAGATAGGCTAATTTTGCTCTGTATTGTTCACCATTTGAAAGTAAATGAAAAGGTCTTAGCCATGTGGGAACTGATGAAAGCCCAACAGATGTTAAAGCAAATGTAGCTTCTTTTGGGTCTAAGAAATTAAAGTTACTTATAAGTGCCTTGTTAGTATCAAACTTTACATCAGGTATGTTACCAATTGATCTTAATATCGATGATTTACCCGAACCGCTGCTTCCAAGTATTATTCCAATGTTCCAATCAGACTCATTCATTTCTGATAAATCAAAAATGATTTCGGTTGATGTTTTATCAGAGTCTTGTATATCAAACGTTGAATAAACATATTCTGTATATTCGTCATTGATTATTTCATGCTCAAGATTTATCTTACTCATTCTGCACCAAATTTATCAACACACAATTCATATTCTTCCACAGATATTTCCCTAAGTTCATAGTTTCCAAGACATCCTCTAAAACCTCTTAAGTCGTTACAAATTTTGTCAAATTCTATTTCTTCGGATTTACTAAAATCATCAGTCATAAAAGTGTCCTCAATAAAATTTTCTTCATCTAAACCATGTCTTTTACAATATATAAAACTAGCCTCAATAATCATTAAGTTTTTATGAGTCTTTTTTAATATCCTTGGTGTGATTTTTAATACATCAGTTTCCATAATGTTAATCTATTTGTAAGTTTAAGTCATTGCCTGTTAAAAGAGCACCGTTTGTTATAGCCAATTCATCGAAATATTTTTGCCAATCGTCTGTTTTGCCAATTTCAAAATCTTCAACATATGGTATTGGTTTACATACCATACCATCTTTAATTGATATTTTACCAAGTATTTCATTTTCTCCCAACAAAACGAATTTTTCCTTATTGAATTTAACGAACACACCCGACATATCACCATAAAAAACAATGTCTGATTTATTAAATTTATATGCCAATGCTGAAATTGATACAACCACACCGACATTACCCGCCAATGTTTCACCAATTATGTGATGATTTATTTCAGGTTGCCAAACTAGCACATTTTTCTTTGTAAGTTCCACGAATTCACATAGCTCAAGAACTTTCTTTAATTTATTTTCCATTTTATTATCCAAAAATATAAGTATTTACTAATGTCGATAACATTTTTAATATTCTTTGACGTTTAAGGTAAGATATTTGTGATTTGTTAATTACACACATGTCAACCTTGGATTCCTTAATTTTTATGTAAATATCAGTGCCTTTTATTGAAAATAGCATACCATCATCAGTACCACAGCTGAATAAAAATTCCTGATATTTATCTATATTTTTAAACTCAGTATTATCAGAAAGATATTTTACTCTTTCTATATATTGTGTAACATATTTAGAACTCATATTATTTTGTAATTCTTCCGCAGAATTCAAAAAATTAATTAATTTAGGTTTTAATAGTTCTAAATCGTTTAATTCTTTATTATTAACAGATAATATAACCATTTTACTATTTTCATCATAGCATGTTAAATGATAAGGTATATAATTAGTATTTTCACTTTTATCAATAATGAATGATATGTGGAATTTTTGGCTGTACATCATTATTCTACCATTTTCAATTTCAAAAAAAGGTAAAAACTGTTCAAATAATGATGTGCTAATGGATTGCAGTGCATCAATTATATCTTTCATATTTTAAATAATTAAAAATTTATGATAACTGTTATAGACTTAGACATATTAAATTCTACTGATGATGATTTAACAGACCTTCTATACGTTTATATCCAAGAGATATTAATGGTACTCAATACAGATAAAACTGAGGTGTTGGGGTGTCCGACTATGACAGTAAATTTAGAAGAATTAGTGTATGATATAAATCTTGATGAATCAGCTATACAAAAATTGATACTTGATAAATTGAGTCAATACACATCTTTATATGATAATTTTGATACTCAAATCAATGTAAAATTTGCAAAAGGAACTGAGAGGGATGTTTGTTTAATAGATTTCTCCATAAATTCAGAAGCCAATTTTTCTTTAATGATTAAATAAAATCATTAAAGAAAAATTGGAAATACTTGTTTATCCAAAATGAGTCAATTATATCATCTATTGGCTTGGCAACCTCATTAACGCTCTTACCCTTTTTATTTTTTAACGATGCAAACTTATCACAGTCATTAGTCATAAGTTTATGAAAGCCACAAGCCGTCAAATTTTCATCTTTCAACGCAATAAAAGATATAAGTAATTGGTACTTGTCAAAATTACCACCACCCGCAAATTTTTTAACTTGTGGTGCTGTTACCAAAAACAGATCATCCATTTCAAAAAATGTGGTTTTTAAAAGGTTTGACTTTAATTCCATTGTGTTTTCAATAATTTGTATGAAAGTATCAGAAGCAGAACCATATGAATAATTCTCAAAAACTAATATATTCCTGTTTTCATTGGAAACATGCATGCATATAAAATCAGATAATTGCCTGTTATATGATATACAATTATTTATATGGTCTTTTTCCCAACCCGACAATCCATTTACTCGTGATTTTACCGCTTTGATTGGTGGTCTGTGATATTTTTGAACGATTACATAATTCGTTATACTTTCAGCTATACTTTCAGTTTTTTTATCCTTATATATATTTACAAATGATAAAAATTTATGTGATTTGGTGTCACAATTATATATTGTGACACCCGTTGAATTAAGTGAATAATCTACACTTACTATTTCTGTTTCAACCATTATTTCTGATAACTTTTAGTAAATGTTATATCAAATGAAAATAAATCCTCAACACTTCTTTGAGCAATGTCTATACCTATCTTTTTAGAATAAGTAACATTTCCTATGCTTCCAATGCCACCAATGTTACCTGAACCATCGTTACCCGCACCGAAAAAATCAGTCATACGTGTTTGAAACAATATAGGTATTTTGATCAATGAATTATTCAATGTTAGTCCTTTATTATACATCTGAGAGCCAACATATAATGAACGGTTTAGTTGTGGGAATATTTTAAGATATGCACCACAAGTATCAGAGCCAATTAAATACTTATCCCATTCAGCAAACCCGTTTTTTTGTGGAAGTTCAACTATTTGTGTCAAAGCCGCATTATCGGAAAAATCAGATTTTTGACTAAATTGTTTTTGTTTATAATAGTTGGTTTCACCAAATTTTTTTGATGCCAATATTGTTTGATAGAACATTGGATAAATGAAATTACCATTGTATTTGAGATATCTAGGAATAAAATCACCTAATGTTTGATTACTATAGATGTTATCACCGTTGCTATCAATGGCTGTTCTTAAATTTTTGTAATTAGTTGGCTGTACTTGTATATCAGCATTGCCACCCAAAGCGGGATGTAATTTGTGTACAGCGAAAGATGTATTGTTACCGCCACCATTAGGGCTGAACAAAGCGTCAACATCCCATGAACCATTCCATATAAAATCCTCAGCACCCGCACCACCTGATAATTTCAAGAAATTGTATTCATCGGCTGTGTAAAGTGGTTCGGATAATGAAAAATCCATATACCTCTGATAGAGTAATTGACCATATGCTTGCATACTTGCATATTCGGGAAGCTCTAAATTAGGGTTTGAATTTTTGAAAGCAATGTAGTCATTATCAGTTTCTTTATAGTAGCTATAGCCGATAGGTGATAAGAAATATTTTCTGTATTGGTTATATTCAGAGGCATTTCTTATGTACCCATTATAATCGACTGTTGGTAGAAATTTATTGTAATATCCAGGAACGAAGCTCAATATATTTGAATCGTAATTGGTTTTATTCCTTATAACAAGATAATAAGTGTCATTTATTATCTTTCCTTTTCTGTCTGTCAATTGTTCAACCTGATCTCTGTAATAAGGTGCTTGTATTTGTACAGATGACTCGTTTTCTATGGTTGTAATTAAATTACCATTAGAATCTTCAATATAAATATCAATATCACCTATCTGAGTTAAATAGTTTGCCTTAATGCTTGAAATATCCTCTTTCATGGATGCAACTACCTGTTCAACTGACATTTTTTTATTTTCAGGTGTGAAGTAATTCATTGAAATATTTTCGGCAGCATGATTGAATTTTTGGTCTGCAGAACTTGATGAATCCTTTAAATGTTCATACAGCCCGATAGATTGTAATTCTTGAAATAATGTAGATAAAAAATTGTCAGATGATAATTCTTGTATTATTGATTGATTGTTTTTTACCAAATCGGATGGAAACTCAACAATTACGGATTCAGCCCAATCTGATACTATTGCATATATTGGATATCCCACCTCTGAAATAGACCGTACTCTGATTTCAACAGTTTCATTTTCTGTTATAGGAATCATTACCTCATTTATGGACATTTCATCGGCATTTGATTCAACCACATTTTTCCATTCAGATTTACCCGTATCTTTATTGAAGACTTTAAATCTCTGAGGTAAATCTAACAGTTTATTCCAATCTGTTGAGGTTGCACTAACCTTATTGCCGTTTTTATCAATATAAGATGTTGGTTGGGCATTGGTAGATGTTTTGTTAACTGTCAGGTATCTGTATTCACATTCAAATTTTATAATACCTTGAGCACCTATTTTATTGACTTCATCAGTATAAACATCACTTGGTATATCAAAAAATCCTCTTATGGCATACTTTGGTGAAAAAGTTCCGTTTGTGTTTATTGTAGCAAGCAAATCACTAACAATGGACTGATAATTTGCCGTTAAATTTTTACGTTTTGTATAAGCATCATCAATTTGGCTTTCAATTTTTGATCTTGAAATATCATAAGTTTCAACAAACAATTTACCTTTTAAATTGGTAATGGAAACATCAACAGATGCAATTTCAGTTTTAATTTTTTCTTTCTCAGCATATTTTTCTTTGATCTGAGATTCCAATTGTTCCTGTTTATGTTTGTTTATTACACCAACAGTAAAATTAGAAACTAATAATGATGGGGTATTTGGTGCAATATAATCATCTAAACTAGTATGATTTACGGCAGCTAGGTATTTGATTCCGTTTCTGATATCAGAAATGTTGGCGTTAAAATAATCTGAAAAAGAAACTTTATCTTTGATTAACGTATTTGTTACTATGAACTTTGATTCACCCCAATTTGACGAAACTAATGATTCATTGGTTACAATTTTTATAAATGGTGCAAACATTTCATTTATATCAATAGGAATTTTTGCCTTTATATCTTCATCATACAATCCAAGAATTGATAATGTACCGACACCTATTTTAACAGCATCAAGACCCTCAATTCTTTGTACAGATATTTCAAATGTATCATAATCTATAAATGCTATTTTATATATTGTGGATTTATTTCCGCTACTATCATTTACAACAACCTGATCACCTATTTTCAAAGATTGTTTTATACCTGTGTTGTTTTCTACGTATGATGTTGAATCAATTTTGTACAACATAGTACCAACAACAAGTGCCTGATTGTCAGATATTATTGATTTCCTATAAGACACAACATCAAAGTTGCCCGAATATTTAAGCATTTTAGGTGTTACATCAACATTGTAGTCTACCTCTTTATAATAAATGGCTTGTCCATCAAGTACGGACTTTAAATCATTATACTTATAAATATTGTTTTTAATATAATTGCTGAAATACGTTAGTTTGGTTTCATTGGTTTCAGTTATAACAATCTTTCTTACTACAGCCGACTTTACATTTTTATCAAAATATGGCTTAAGACTTATGGGTATAAATGCTTTAGGTGTTACCAAATTTTGGTAAACATCATATTGTTCAACATCAAAAGCATTTATTACGGTTGCTGCATTTATTACGACTGTCTTGGGTTCTTTAGGTGTATTTTGTGCAAGTATTATCCTTCTTGTACCATCAGGTAAAATTATGGATGATTCTAAAATACCTATACCCGATAAATTATCGAAGTTTTTTTCTACTCTAGCAACAGCCGATAAAAGGTATGCCATGGATGGTATCTCATATATGCTTTCCGTTGAATCCTCGTTTGTATATGTCAATATAACCTTCTCATTTGATGTAAATAGCATTTCAGCATAAACTTTAATGAGATTTAGTCCATTTGCATCACGTCTTATCAGTTCTTGAAGGTACTTATCCATACCGCCTTTAGTGAGATTTTTAGCCATAACTATTTTATTATATTATATTTTGATTATTTAAATCTAGCCTAATTATAATAATGTATAATAATGATTTACTTAAAAATATTAAAAAATGAATAACCTTGTAGATATATCGATTCTTTTGAAAGGATTCTGTAACATGTACGGCTCTGATGTAACATACCTTACGCAAAGAAGTGAAAGAGAGGAAATAATCGATAAAGCTTATATTACTCTTAATTCTATCTTAAGACGATATCAATCAGTAAGTAGATTGATATTTTGTATAGATGATGTTTTTACCAAAAGTTTCAGATATGGTTTGCCTTATGGTGACTTATATAAGTCAAAAAGATACACAACACCGCCACGTTACAACCCCGAAGGCTACAAGGAAATGGTGCTGGAACTACGGCATAAATTAAATATGGCGAATATAAGTAATATAGCCGTTTCAAATATGGAGGCTGATGATCTTGTTTATTGTTTAAGCAACCTACTTTATCAGTCAGGTGAATCCGTTATGATTATATCAGCAGATAAAGATTTAAAACAGCTTGTAAAGTACAACAATGATGCTTTTATAGCAATGTATAATTATCAAAAAGCGGATTCCGCATTTCATTTTATTTCACATGATTTTAAGATTGCTAATGAATCATCCATGGAATCATTTTTCAATAATTCACCGTCATCTATGAATAAGAATATTATTCTTGAAAGACATGAAAAAATAGTAGCTGAGGAAATACTGTTTATAAAAATTGTATCAGGTGATACATCAGATTGTATTCCAAGTCCTTTTAGATATCCAAAAGGAAGCCAAACTGTTAACTATACCGAAAAACGTGCACAAGACTTATATGATGATAAATATTCTGAGGCATTTTTATTAGGTGGTGATATTGAAACAATTTTTGGTGATAAACAAATTTTAGGAGAATTAGCCAAGAATATACTTGAAAGCGTAAAACAAGAAGTTACACAAGAGAAAATATTAGAGCTTGTCAAAAATCTAAGAATTAACAAGAAATATATTCGTTTGCATTACAGTGAATATCCTAATAATCTCTATGATATAATGGAAAAAGAATGTATTTCAGAACTCAATAAAGAAAAATCTACAATATTACAATAATTATGGCTCAAAATTTAAAGGATTTTACAGATAACTTATTCAACAAGGATTATTACAAAAATGTTACAGACGTTGATAAGAGGTCTAATTTCTTTATGGTATCAAGGCAAATGTCTTGTAAATATCCTGTTGAAGCATGTAAGTTATCATCTATACATGTTCACAAAGAAAGTGTAATGGATTATTGGCATGAACTTATGATGAAAGAGTGTGGTGGTAGAAAACCATCTTGGTTATGGGTTTATCCAAATGCAGGTATCGACAACAATAAACTAGACAAAAAGCTTGTTGACAAATACAAAAAAATAGATAAGGACATTATAATTGCTTATTGTCAGAAACATGAAATTGGTAATATTGAATTGGAACTTTTGAAAATAAATGATTTTGAAAATCTTATTGATAACATTTCAAGATCAGCATTATAAAATACAATACACAATATTAAAAAATAGAATATTATGAAAAAATTAGCAGAAAGATTAAGGGAAACCGCTGAATTAATAGCAGCTGAATTGGATAATAAACAAAAATTGACTACTTTAAGCAAAGAAAGATTAGAACAGCAGAGAATTGATTTAATAATCCAAAAAACATATGATTATTTTAAAAATAATTGGCTTGAAAAAGCTGAAGAAGCAGCTTTGAATGGCGAAACTAATTTTTATGTCATATTAAATAGTAGAGGAAGAAATGAGTCAATTGAAGAATACGACATGACATCCGATTGTTACAATGTGACGGGAGTATATCTTAGTGAATTGTATGATATAATAATGAATAAGAAAGGAAAGGATTACTTTGAAACATTATGTAAAGAAATTGAATCACAAGGTTTTACAGATGTACAAATAAAATGTAAGAGTTGGAACGGTACTACATTTTCATGTGAAAGTTACACAGCATATATCATACATTTAAGTGCTAAATTTTAAGTTAATCATAATATTAGAAAATAAAATATTATGGATACGATTTTTGAACTTATCAAACCCAATCCAATACCTGAATTTATTATTTGTGCTGCAAATTATTATTATGATGGTAATAAACATAATCATATGCCCAAAAATATTGAGGTAGGTTTTGTGATTTGTGGGAGAAGGCATCATAACTGCATTGCAACATTTGCTCAGTTTATGGGATTTTTTGAAGACAACAAATATAAAGGTGAGGCTATAAAAACTCGTAAAACAGAGGTACAAGGATTCCTTACAAGCACTGATAGATTTGTTGACCGTAAAGAGGCTTATAAAATAGCATTTGAAGCAAACCAAATTATCGGTCCAAACAAAGGATGCCCTGAAAATTCAATAGGTCTGACTAGCGAGGACTTGTACTAATTTAAAACTTATAAATTATGGAAAAAGATAATATCAAATTTATTGATGGTAAACCATACTTGATAACCAAGGCATCCGTATTACCTACAACCGAGGACAACAAAGATAGATTACAAATTTACCGTAATTCAGAAAATAAAAAATTTGTCATAGGATTTATGAATGCAAGAAGTACGAAAGATGCACCGCACAGCGTTTATATTACATCCAATGAAAAAATATGTGGTGGTGATAAAGTGCTGCTACACAACAATTGGGTTGTTGAAGCTGTAGATTTCATAGGTAATATAGGATATAAAGTTTCAAATCGTACTGCTTTTCTAACATTCCAACAAAATGATAGAAAGATTATTACAATTAAGCCATCGCTTGAATTTATCAAAAAATTAATCTTCTCAGAAATAGAACCATTAAATATTGATGTACTTACAGAACTTACAGGTGGAGGTAAAGAGGAGGTTTTGCTTCCAACTTGGGATGATGATATAAAAGTAACTTATAACGATATACCATATAAATTGAAGCAAGTTTCAGGTGGCTTCCATGTTATTCATACGTTAAAAAACAATTGGAATAAAAATGAATTATATGAATTATTTGAAAAAGCCAAGCATGATACGTTACGTATGGATGGATTGTATGATAAGCTTCCTAATGGATGGGTTGAAAACATACTTTATCAGATAGACAAATAAAACTATGGATATAGACAAAACACAAATAATTAATGTTGCGGGCAGACATTTTACTTTGGCAAAGGTTATAATGCTAGATAGTAATCATGAACCAACTTTAAAAGGTGGTGAACTATGGGTTAATTATGATAGCAAATTGAAGCTTTCAAGACCTAATTCTATATGTCCTATACAATCTTTCAAACATCTTTACATTTATATTAAATGTAAAATAAAAGAAGGTGATTGGTGCTATGATTCCGAATTTAATATAATATTTCAAAAAAATAAGTTTGCTTATAAATTCAATGATAAGTATCAATTTAAAATAATTGCCACAACCGATGATATATTAACCGTTACTACTGTTAATATATGGAATAATGGCGAGAAATCAGCATTACCTCAATCAGCATTACCTCAACCATCAGGGCTATTTATTAAACAATATATTGAATCGTATGGTACAGGTGCTACAATCACTGACGTTTTGGTAGAATGTGAAACTCAATATCCAAGTTATAAAGATTCATTACATGAAACTAATGGTATAGAGGTTATTAAGGTAAATCCTAGCAACAAGGTAAATCCTAGCAATATAATTAATATAATAGTACAGAAAGATCATTATACTAAATCTGAACTAATAGATTTTGTCATGTGGTATTCAGGAATGGATAAAGACAAAGTTATAAGGCAAATTAATAGATATGAATCTGGATTAAGGTAATATTAAATTATGGAAGAAGATAATGTATACTTAGGTGATGGGGTTTATGCCTCATTTGATGGGTTTCAAATTTGGTTGGCTGTTGGTGACCACACGAATAATATAGTAGCATTAGAACCTGCAGTTATGAAAGAGCTAATTAAATATAAAGAATCTATTGATAAAAAGCTTGAAGATAAATACAAAAATGATACTATGAACTTAATTGATAAATCTGAACTAATATAATTAAAACTATGGACAAAAAACAATTCTTGGGGGTAAATTTGTTATCTGATCTGAAATTCATTGATACTTTTAGAAATACGGTTCATTTGTTAACAGGTGTACAAACCGATATTAACAGTTCAATTTATTGTGGTGGTATCTATTCACACGGTGTATATATGTCGTGGGAAAATTGCACCCCAATTTTGCACCATATTTCTGATTTGTATAAATCAATTACGCATAACGGTGAAACGTTTATACCAATAGTTGAACTTGCAAGGTTAGCATATTCTAAATTAAATTGGAATTGTGGAATTGAGGAAGATATTAATGGTATAAAGTGTTTTTTGTACTCAAAAAGCGGCAAAAAGGAATATAGATTTCTTTATTGTGAAAGTGAGCAGTCATTTTCTACTGTTTCTATTCCACAGAATGAAACCAAATACGTTCCGTATCAGTTACAGCTATTTCAAAAATTAATAAGTTGGCATTTTAATTTAATGTATGAATCAGAACCTTTTATTGATGTTAATTCACTTCCCGAAAATCCTTACAAATAATTAAAATTATGAAGATAGATAAAAGTCAAGTTATTGCAATGGATGGTAAATATTACGTTAAGTCTAATATAATATTAGCTAGTTCTACATCTTTACAGAGGGGTGATATAGTAATTGAGAACGGAAAATTGAGAATTGCTGAATCTTTATCAAAAGATTTACTAAACACAAAAGCTAAACCACATCATCTTTACTTCATTGTTGATGAATTAATTGAAGAGGGTACTGATTGTTGGGCACTCAATCCAAACACGAAATACTTGAAAGAACACTTGAAATATTATACTACTGATTCTAAAGGTATAAAGTATGCTAATGGTTATAGATTGGCTGATTGGAAGAAAATTATTGCATCTACCAACGAACTATTGGATTGGGATACTATTTCTACCAAGAGCCTATTACCAAGACCATCTGAACAATTTATAAGACGATTTATAAAGTCATGTAATATCATAGGTGTTGCTAACATAGATTCATCAAATTATGTAAATGCTTTAGTTGAATGTACTTTTGAATTATCAAATAATGAAAATGAAGCAGGTAATTTAATTCCTGAGTTTTACCTAAAACTTGATGCCAACGGGTATATTATTGTAAAGATACAATTGGACACGCAAGAGCAAACATATAAGCCAAATATTGATATAATCAAAATGGCTATTTCTAAAGGTTGTGAATGTAGCAATAATGGTAGATATTTGCAAGATATTCAGGCATGGTTAAGGGATGAACATGATATACATGTTCAACCTATTATTCATTCATGGTCTAACAGAACTTACCAATTTAGAATTCACAGTGATTTGATCTATGTTAATTCTATGAATTATAAGAATACGCCAATAATCGGTACACATGATTACGCTTTAGAAATGGGGCTTATTATTGCCATGGAAAGTGTTCCTACATTATAAAATTATAAACATTAAAAATTATTCTATTATGAAAAAATTAGTCTTTTTACTTTTTATTATTTGCATCTCTTTTTCCTCGTGTTCAGACAACGGATTGTATCGGGTTCAGCAGAAAATAAATACCCCGCATTACAAACACATGTAGTAAATTAAACACGTGTAGAATGGATTGGGCAACTGCAAGTACCACGAATAATCAGTATAGTGATTTAATATGATAGGGTATTGTGCAAGTATTAGGTATCCAATACACGTGTTTAAAAACAGACTTTATTAACTAAATTATTAACAATTGAAACAATTTAAACAAAATGAAATTAATTAAGCCATCTTTTGAAATTATTGGTCAACAGTCGGGTGAAATTGGAATGCTAAAGCACATAGAAACCTGTGGTAGAGTTGCTTGGAAATCAGAGGATAAAATTACCGATGATTCCCATATCAAGTTTCTTGAAATGCTTAAGGGTGTTAATCATGGTTCTGTACTAGAGCACGGTACTATTTATCTCACGGTTAAATGGTACTCAT